TCTATTCGTCTCACTCGCGTCTTCGAAAACTTCCACCACTTGTATAATCGTGGGAATCGCGAAAGTGGCGGAATTGGCAGACGCACCAGACTTAGGATAATATTCAGCGGTCTCAGGATTTCAGCCAAACACGCTGAAGCCGCGCCAACACAGCATATTTACTGGCTGATGGTGGTTGGTACTTGCTGCTCGGTTCTGAATCACTTGGCACCAATCTGGCACGAAATCTTACAGGAGCACTGGCACCTGCACGGCGGGTTATACTCTCTCCGCCAATGAATGATGTCACTATCCTTGACCTGTTTTGGTTGATCCTGAAATTCTTGGTGGCGCTCGGACTGGTCTGCTTAATTGGCTTCGCGCTCTATCTCGTGTGGCGAGTCATCAAGCGTGGCGCCAGAATCGCCTGGGATATCGTACGTGGGCGGCAAGCCAGCGTCACCGCCACCGTCTGTTTTGTGATCGCGGTCGTGGTGCTTGTGACCTGTATCGTTTTGGCAGGGAGCTATCTGCACGACCACCCAAACTTCCTTCAATAGCTCTCGCCGACAACCTCTTCACGCGGCACGCGACTCTCACAAATCCTGTAGTGCTCACCGTGCTTCGGGCATTCTTTGGTGAGGTGATTCTTGAACCGATCTAAGCAGTAGTCCTGATCGTCACCGACTTTGACGAGAACGGTGTACTCTGCATGGCAGGCAGAGCAGCACTGATTTGGGAGAGTAGCGGCTCCTCCCTCTACCAAGAATTTGACCTCATTCTTCCAATGATCTGAGCCGAACTTGTCGCTGCGGAACGCCTGTGCCATGCCCCAATTCTACGCCTGTTCACTTCCCTGCGGCTGCGCTCTTCGCAAGTTTCGCCTTCTCGCCTTCATAGTAGCGGAGTGCTTCACGACCTTCCTTGCTGTTCTCTTGGTCAGACGGAGGCAAGAGCACCATCCAATGACTCTTCTCGGGGTCTGGATGCGGAGTCAATTTCCATCCGGCGTTCCGCAGTCTGCGAACTCGATTGGTGTGCGCTGTGGCTGAACGCTTCTCAGATGCGCGACGCTGAGCGGCTTCCTTCTCCACCTCTGTCTTCGCTATCCTCTTCGCCATCACTTCCCCCCTGCGGTGGCGCTCTTCGCCTTCTTGCGCTCTTGTTTCAACAGTTCATCTACACAGAGCACTTGAGCAGCAATCCGCTTGCGGGTGTACTCAAGCCTGTCAATGTATCCTGCCGCGTACTCTCCTCTGCCGTGCTTCAGTCCTTCTCTGAGCCGTTCCGCCCAGCGGTCGATATCAAATATCGCCATCGGTGAACCCTCCGCAGTTCACGATACGAGAGCACGCGCAGGGAGCCAAGTTACGGGGGTCACCAAAGTGCTATTTACTGTCACCTGCTGTCAGGTGATACTTATTGACATGAAACAGAAATCGCAACGCATCCCCGTAAACGTCGATCATGAGGACTTCCAGCGGCTGAAGACACTCTCGGAACGCACAGGCATTCCAGCGTCGAACTTGCTACGTCGGGCGCTCAGTGCTTGGCTGGATGAGAATGAAGCGAAGCTGCTGAAGGTTCTCGGGTCTAAACAGTAACGGACCCGCTCAGCGCGTCAACGCTGAACGAGTCCTAACCAAGTACACCTGCGGAGGCAGGCACACATGGCTGTTAATCATTCTAAGGGACAACACCGTCACCGAACACATGCACATCACTTCGTAGAATCGCTGTCGAAGTCTCAGCGAAACGCGCTACGCATCCTGCTGGTCAAAGATGCGGCGGCAGAGTTGCATCATGCTCTGGACATCCAGAAGGCGATCACCAGAGTCGTTCACAATGCGGAGCACGCATTGGAACTCGCCAAGCAGGGCAGAACGGCAGAGCTATTCAGCCGCCAGCATACTGCGGACATCACGGTGCGCCTGTGAGGGATATTCAACTCTTCCTCACACTGCTGGCCGACCACGTTCTGGATGCCACTCTCATCACTGGAGAGCGCGTCTCGACACCCACGGATTTCAAACAGTGGCTACTTGAAGCGGCTGACAAGGCTGCGGCGGTGGGCACTCTCAAGGAATTCTTTCAGAGGTTGTAAGAGGCTGGAAGTTGGAAAGACGACGGCTCAGAGCGCGAACTCTGAGCCGTCTTTGTGTCTGAGCGGAAGCCCAAACGGTTAGCTGTGCATAACGAGAACGTTCAACGGGTGAGTGCCGGCATCGACCAAGCGGGAATCAATTCTGCTGAATCCCACATAGGCAACCTGACCGTAGTCAGCGAAGCGCTCATCCAGACGGGCGATGGACAGGTCACGCACCTTACGTGCAATGAACTTGCTCCACTGACCGAAGGCAATGACCGTCGCAGAAGCGCCGATCTGAGCCATGCTCTGGTTGATGACATAGGGATAGCCGAGAATCGTATCGACCATTCCATCTTTCACTGCGGGAACCCAGAACGGCCGACCGAACTTGTCCACCCGAGTCTTCAAGCTGGCGAGTGTCAAGTCACTCATCTGCCACTTCGCGCCCCGACGGTAGGTCGGATCGACGGAGTGTTCCACGTTGACAAGATCCTGCCAACCGATGCTGTTGACGCCAGTGTTTCCACTGATGCCATCTTCGTTGAAGGAACCCTGAGCGACGACCGGAGTCGCGCCAGAAGCAGCGATGGCCGGAATGAATCCCAGCGGAGCGTTGACTCCGGAACCCTGCGTCAGGAAGTATTCATAGCCGCGACCGAGTCGGGTGCTGAATGCTTCCTTCAGGAAGGCTTCGAGCGAGAACGCGCTGTCTTGCATCAGTTCGAGCGACACGCGGATAAGACCAGTGGTGCCCTTGTATGCGCTGAACGATACTTGTCCAGCCAGCACGTTGCCGGGGTTAGCGGTAGGTGCAGAGGCGCCCTGATTCGGATAGTTGGGAGTTACGCCGTTGTCAACGACTTGCTGGTTCTCAGCCAACAGAGTCCATGCATCGTTCGTGTCATTGCTGGTGGGGTACGGCAACACGTTTCCGGTTGCGGTCTCCATCACGCGGATGGTCGAACCATCCAACAGCGGAGCGAAATACTTGGTGGCGACATCAATGTCATACACGAAGCCAGCCGGGACGAAGTAGCCGCCCAAGTTGCCTTCGGTGTACACGATGCTCTGCGAACCAGCTTGCTGGTCGCGCTTCTCAAGAGGCAACCGAGCCATACGGCGCTCAGCTTCAACTTGTTCACGGACTGCTTTGGAGCGCTGCTCAGGGAGCATCCGCTCAACTGTCGCCTTCGTCTCTTCAAGAGTGGCGAATGAAGCGGCTGCGGCTCCACCGCGCACGGCGGCTTTGGTGTTGGGGCGTCCATTCTGCATGAAGTCCCAATAAGCGTTCCGGTATTCTTCCGCTTCTGCGGTCGCACCGTGCTGCTCGGCATTAGGCGCAATAGCGCCGCTGCGTGTTGCAAGCTCGGCAGCCACCTTGTCAGCACGCTCGATATTAGCGAGGTCCTGACCGATAGCATCAATGTCGGTGAACATTGTCTTCACCTTCGCGCGAGTTTCCGCAGTCTGCTCTGCCTTCATCAGCAGCGTAGCTTCACTGTGGATCTGTGCGCGTCGTTCGAGTAATTCCGTCTTCTTAGACACGAGATTCTCCTACAACCCACTCAGGGTTGATTGATAACTTGACTTGTGCTGGATTGTTTACTGCGGGGTTTCCGCCCTAACTTCACCCCAGGCGGTCGGGTATTCTCACTGACTCGGCCAAACTGTGACAACTACGATCCCGTGTCGAAGTCTTGGTAATTGATGTCGAAGTCGAGATGGGTGCTAAACATGGTCCCCTTGCCGAGTGATTCTCTGTCGTCGCATTCCATCCTCACCCAGCATCCCTGAATGAAACACTTCCCGACTGTCTGGCTGCCATTGATCGGACCGTCAGTTGAAAGAAGGAAGCCCCGCACATACTTCGCAAGCTGCTTCGCGCTCTTGTACGTCGTTCCGCAACAGGAGAAGCGCCAGCGCTCTGTCGTCAGGCAGCCCGTGCCTCTCATGCTCTCTTGCAGCGGCTCTCCGCCGACTTGTCTGAGGACGACGTAGGGCATCGTGCATTGATCAGGCGCTTGCGTAGGAAAGATTCCATTACCATCTGAGCGCGTAGATGCGCCAAGTATGGATTGCAGCCCTGAATCAGCCGCCAATAAGTTCTGCAATGCTTCGATTAGCATGGTTATCCCAAGTCCGACGGCTGCGCTGTGATCTGCTGCCGACTATCGTTGATTTCGAGACACATCAGAACGAGCATCTTGTTCCGCTCATCAGGATTCAACACTGATGTGATCTGGAACTGTCTGCCCTGAAACCACACTTGGAGGGCAGCCGTTACTCCGGTGTACGGCGGCGACGCGCCCAGATTCTTCCACTCAAGTCCTGTTGATGGATCACCGTCAGATGTGAACGTGCCCGAGGCTGCGCTCCACGTCGGCGCTGTGCTGCCAGAGAGTCCGGCGCTCTGCGCTAACTGAAGATTGCCGTTCGAGTCTTCGCAGACGAAGCCAGCAGGATACTCAGTATCAGCTTGCCAGTCAGGAGCAGCGCCAATGTATCTGATGATGACTTGATGAGAGACCATCGAAGCCTGCGACTCCATGACGAGCGTCTCTCTGCCTGCAAGCGCTTCGACACTCGCCCATACATTCGCGTAGACAACGTCGGCGGACCAGTTCGTACCGCCCGTCGAGTCTTGGACGCTTGACACCTTTACGATGTCAATGCGATGCCGCAGCTTGCCTGCTTGCAGTCTTCCGTTACGCCAGTTGTACGCCACGTTGCACCTTCTTCTTACCTTTGAAGTAACTGGCAGTCCGCCTCACAGCAGCGCCTGCTTGCATTTCTGCATCGAGCCGCCTCATTCGCTGAAATATCTGCCGCACAGAGGCAGATTTCAATGAAAGATGTGCGGCGACCAGCTCCGAGTTAAGCTGCTGGTCGTAATACAGAGCACACATCTGTGGAATCATCGAAAGATTCCGCACGACACGGAGTTCAGCATCCGTCTGAGTTATCTTCTTGTGAAGCGACGCTTCCTGCTGCTCATCCCCTGTGCTGCGTGCAGCTACGTACTCCGCGCACCATCGGTCGAGTTTCGCCGCCAATGAGTCAGCTTCACGCTTCGCCGCATCCAAGATTCTCAGAACGCGCTCTTCTTCTGTGCCTTCTTGGAGGGCATAGAGACCTACGCGGAACTCCAGATAGCGGATTATGACGGCACGACGCCTGTTCGCATCTAAGACGAAGTCAGGAGTATCCAATCTGCGTTCATGACCGACACCGTGTTTCGTCCTACCATCAGAGAGTTGCATGCTTCTGAAATCGTCGAACCCTAAGCCATGCGCTATGAAAGAGCGAGTTAGTGTCCGCATGCGCGGATCGAATTGGTACTGATCGAAACAAGTGTGCTTGGACGCAGCAGGAGGGCATACGGTGATGTTCATGTGTGTTTGGGTCCCCATAATGTGCAGGAGGTGTTAGGGGTAGTTCTGCGAAGGCGAGTGCGAGAGCAGGTTCTCTCTCAGCACTCGTCATCCAGAAGCTGTTGCGAAGGGGGCTTAGTACCCTTCGGTGAAGGTGATCGGACCAGTGATCTTCAGCTTGATCGTGATGGTCGCTTCTTTGTCGTGCGGCACTGTGCGGTCGATGGACTGCACATAAGCCGTGAACTGGAACATGCCCTCAGAGGTGGGGAATGCTTCAGCACCATTGCCACCCGGAGGCAGCACAATCTGGTACGTCACGAGCGTTGCATTGTTGAAGAAGCCGATCAGGTCTTGCTCTGTCGTGTCATTGGGGATCATGTTCCCAGCGATGGTTAGATCGCCAGAATCCGCCAACGTCGGCAGGTACTCACGGAAGTTGCCCGACTCGAAGTTAGTGACATCGGCCAAATCATACTTCATGCCCGACATCGTGAGCGTCTTCGCTTCGCTCAGTTCTGTGTATGGAACCGAGGGAGGATTGGTGCTGTATTGCAGAATCGAACCGCGACCGGCAAACGCCTGGCTGCGCGAATAAGTGGTGTACGTAGACATAACTGCTCCAATGCTCAAGAAGCACCAGAGCAGCATTCCCTGGTAGTGCGGCAGCCCTTAGTTAAAGCCGTGGGCGCATTGAGTCGGCTCTTCGAATTGTCCTTCTACTGCGACTGCGACTTACTCATGCAAAGATGCGGTCACGAGCGGCGGTACAGAGCCACCCGTCGGATCGAACACGGTCGCATCTGCTCTCATGATTCCGGTGTAGAGTGCCTTGCCGTATTCCACATACCCCGGCAACTGCCACGCACGGTTGATGATTAACCGAGACACTCGGACATAGAACTGCGCCAAGTTGCCGAATACGCAATATGACCCAGCAGCCTGTTCACCAAGAGAAGCGTTGTACTCAGGGAGTGAAGGGCTGACATAGACGGGCTTGCCCATCAGCGTCTCTTGGTCCTTGATGACCTTCAGAAGCGGATTGCCAGCGGTGTCAACTGCCTTCCGCGTCAACTGATAAGCGCTGTCGTTCATCAACCAAGCGCACTTGGACGCATAGCGATGGAAACGGTTAACGCTGAAATAGATTGATTCGATGTCATCGAGCGTCACCTTGCCTGAGTTAGCAAGCGTGTAGACATTCTCTGCGCCAGCAATCACACCAGCAGGCGCATTGGTTCCACTGCCCAGCACCAAGTCAGAGCCGATGCCGCGAGCGAACGCAATCTGATAAGCGCGGCCAATCAGTGCCTGTGTGGCTTCGTACATGTCTTCTTCCAGTTCCAAGGTGATTGGAATGCTGGACATGTACTTGTAACCATTCAGCAGAGCGCCGCTGACGGTAGGCGGAACAGTGTTCGGAACTTGCTGCGCGTTCTCATTCACCTTCACGGCAGAGAACGTGCTCAAGTCCCAACCGGGGACTGTGTACGGGCGCAATGAGCCGTCAGGTGACTCGATCAAGGTCACGATGTCTTTGTTCAGAAGAGGATCGAACTGCGCCATACCGAAGATAGTTTCATCGTGATATTCTTGCGGCACGAGATAGCCACCTTCAGGACCAGCGGTGGAGAGAATGCTCTGGGCGCCAGCTTGAAGCGGAGTCGAGCGGACTTCGCGGCCAGAGAATAAGTCTCCGAAGAATTGCGCTCGGTAATCGCTATCGCAAGTGTTGGCGCTCAGCGCTTTGATACGAGCATAAAGGTAGTTCTGGCGCGATTCAGTCTGCTTCGACTGCTCAGTCCGACGCGACAATTCTTCAGCCTCATTGAAGAGGTCTCGAAGTTCCGCTTGCGCGGCTGTTAGTTTAGACATAACATTCCCTTCCCATTGTTACTGTGTTCCCGTTAGGGGGTTCCTACCCACGTGTGGGTTGGAAATCAACCAATCGCAAAGACCAGAGCAGCATTTGGACATGCTGCGGCATCGACTTCATGGATGCTTCGCTGAGCGCTTCACGGTTCTCGTACCAAGCCGCGATTAACTGCAACATCGCAGTAATTGCGCGTTGCGGCACAGGCTGACTGCCAGCGCCTTGTGGAATCTCACCGTCTACTGGAGCAGGATCGACAGCAGTAGAGCCGTAGCCTGCGGTGTACCGAATTCGCACAGCATTCGGGACGTACAGACACGACGGCCACATTGCACCCGGCATCGGAAAGATTCGAGCAGGCTCCCAGATGTTGTCGAGCAGGAAGTCCACATCTTGCTCAAGCGTCTGATTGTTTCCGTTCGCGTCCGTGTAGTCGATGCCCTGCACCTCGATGCATGGCGGGTAGAAGAGTTTAATCATCTGCGAGTAGTTCCACAGTGTTGTGGAGTACATCGGCAGAGAGTAGTAGGACGGCGGATAAGCCATCTGGCTCATGACCGTATCGGTGTAGTACGGGAAAGAGTCCAGCGACATCAGCAGACTCTGGATAGCGAACTTGCGGTTACAGAACTCCTCGCAGGCTTCGCGAGCTGCCGGGATGAGAATGCCGAACAAAGCATCGTCGTCTGTGTTGAAGACGCGGCAATAGCTCTTAGCAGTAGCGACCGAAATTAGCTCCTGAATCGCGCTGCCGGGTGTTGCGCCGCCTTGTATGATTAGTCCTGCCATGATTATCTCCGTGTACGTGGTGTCCGCGCATAGGCGAGGACTGCACGCTCTACCTTCGGCTCATTGATAGCCAACTCAACCTCTCGACCGCGCAAGAGTGCCTCTCGCTTCAGCTTGAGAATGCGCTCTCTCGCATCTATTCTGGTCCGCCGTAGATTCACCGCAGCGCCTCGATCTCGGCTCTGATGGACTCAAGAAGCCGCTGGAAGTGCCGCCAGTTCCCGCCCTTGTTCCCTTGTGCGTGCTCGATGCTTTCGACGAGCTTAGCGATAATTGCCGCGTGCTGCTCTTTCAGTCTGATGCGCAGCGCGATCACGGCTTGCGCCGCCTCGGAATCACCGATCACGAGAACATCACCGGGCATGCCCTGCGGACCTGCGGGACCTGTAATCGACACGCCATCTTTCCCCGGCAAGCCCTGAATCCCTTGCACGCCCGTCTCACCGCGTGGTCCTCTTGGACCTGTATCACCACGCTTGCCAGTTTCCCCTTTGGGTCCGGGGACTGTTGAGTCCTTTCCCGCAGGACCAACAGGACCAACAATCGAAGCACCATCGCGTCCTGCCGCGCCTGTTTGACCGACAGTATCGGACACCGCATTCTTGAGTTCCGACGCTAAGTACGTGCGCAGTTCTGCATTCTGCTGCTCAAGCGCCTCGCATCGTGCTTCGAGCAGGTTCAAGCGGTTGTGTACGCCGTACTTGTTTGGTGCTGCCATAAATAAAGGTGAGCCAGCTTCTAAGTTCGGCTCTGACAGAGATACGCTCTGCAACTAACTCAAGTCTCGAATCGCCACATGAGTCATCTGGCGCCACTGACTTACACGAACTGTGGTACGTGTAACCGCAGTGTTCGGGAGTAACACCTTTAGAGAAGCTCCTTGCTCGCATCACGAGCCTTCTTTGAAGCCGCAAGCGCCTCTGGATGGTTCGGTTTGAGTCGCAGTGCCTTTGCCGCCTTCTGATGAAGAGCGCTGGCCGCTACATGACTCGTTGAACCTTGCAATGTAGAAGCAGCCCAAGCGCGATACTTGTGCCACCGGGCTGCATTGTCGTGCATCAGTGGATCTTCCCAGTCAGCATCCCAGTCGAATGAATCGTCATCGTCTCTCAGCGATTGCTGCGCGTCAGACGCTTGACCACCGTCCTCACTTCGCGGGCTGGCGACATCCATGTCACCGAATGATGCTGAGCGAATCTGTTCTCCGTAAGCGGCGGCGCGTAGCTCGTTCATGACATCTGCGCTGTACCCCAGGCGGATGCACCGACTAATTTCCTCAATCGGAAGCGGAGAATACTCAGCAGCAAGGTCGAGAGCGCGGCGAATGCGCTCTTTACGTTCTGTACGCTTGGTATTGAAGGCTGCGATAGATCGTGCATCAACTTGAGTCGCACCATTGCCGTACGCAGGGCTGGCGACCACTGAAACATCCACCAGCTTCGCGCGCTTGATGGTCCGCGTGAGCAGTCCGTTGCGATCAGGCGAGGAGAACGATTGGCCGTCTTCTCCGTCAACGATGAAGGCGAACGAGCATTCGCTCAAGTCGCCACGTTTAACACTGGCGTAGAGGTCACGGTGCGCTTGCGAATCTTTGTTCAGCTTGCACACGAAGTTGAGACCATCAGGCGTGTCGGTGAGCGTGAGAGTCTTATTGGCAAGCCGACCCAAGACCTGATTGCTGTCATGATTGACAAGACACTTCACGTCTTGCTCGTTCGAGGCAAGAGAGCGCGTGAAGCACCCCGGCTGAAGTCTTTCCACGAATCCGCCAAGATCACCAGACGGCGTGTTGTAGCTTGCAGCGCGGCCAGCTACTTCAAACGCGGAAGTGGCCGCTCGCAATTCGGCTGTTCGATATTCAATCTGCATAAGTGCTCCCACTATTACCGAATTCCCGTTAAGCCTCTCAGTAGCGACGGGCATCCCTCTCACGTGCTTCTTGCGCAGCATGTGCTCTCTTCGCCGCCTCGATCTTTGGCTGGTCAGCCGCGAGACTACGTTCAAGGTCCACCTTCTCTTTCCACCTCTTGACAACGGCGGGTGGACAGTCTTGCGGAGGCGCATCGAAGAAAGTGACTTCGCCTAAGTAAGTCTTTATGACCAGAATCTTTCCACCACTCGACACTGACTCTTGAATGCTCCACTGCGCTACTGGCGCGGGCTGCGCTTCTTGGCGAAGCTTCTCTTCATCTGCGAGACGCTCCCGGAAGCCTTTATAGGGAATAATCTCGATGATTCCCGCCTTCACCAACAAGAGTGTCTCTTGGCTATCAGGAGCGTGGTCGATCTGCCCCTGCTTCGGACCTGTGAGGAATTTAATCTTCATGACTACACCTTCTTCTGAGTCAACATGCGACCCATTATGTGCAGGGCGCGTGACGCCCCGAGAATTGTTACTGCACCGAGCCTGTTCCGTTGAATGCGTCCATCATCATCAGCTTGACTTCGTCCGTTCCGCGCTCACTGGCTGCGCGTATGAGCATCAGGCAAGACTGCACATCCACCAGCGGTGGAAGGTTGAGCCGTTCGCAGAGGTCACGCACGTGCGCAAGAGCAGCCAGCAGCGCTGCAACGTCATCGCACTTCATGTCGATCTTCCGCATTGCTCCTCTTATCCCAAGCGCAGCAGCCGCGCCTGACCACTCTGGATCAACTCCACTGCTGGAGTCTGTGTCGTCCAGCCTGTGTTGCCGTTAATCCACTCAAGCCAAACTCTCTTGCGGTAGTTGGCGCGGATCCATGCGACTTGTCTAGCACGACTCCACAGCTTCGGATCTTGGTCCATCACTGCACCTCGAAATTGTGAATTGAGAACGGATCAACGTCGGGTTACAAAGCCGACTCCCCGTTCTCAAGAGGGCTTGATTTCCCATAACAGCGTCAGCCACACGCCGTCCAAGTCTCTCGCTTTCCACGGGGGTAACTGCCCGCTCTCAAGCAGCGCAACTTGGCATGCGCTTCTATTGCTGTGCCCTTAGGCATGCAACAAACTCATTTAATTCGCCACCGCGTTCTCATCGATGGAGTTGAGAAGATTGACGTCAGCATCCGGCTTGGCGCCGAGCGCTTCTTCCCGCGTGGGGAATTGTGCCTCTGGCTTCGGCTCTTCTTTCGTCGCCTTCACTTGTGTGCGGGCGCGTGGAGTCAAGCCAAGTTGCGTGAGCAGATTCGCCATCTTCGTTTCACAAGTCTCAGCGATCTTCAGCCACTGGTTCGGTTTCATGACTTCGTAAACTTCGCCAGTTTTAGAGACGGAGTTGGTCGCCACGATTTCACCCTCAGTTGCGATGTGCTCAAGCGCTCTGGAATGCCGATCGAATAGGTAAGCGTAAAGCCGCAAGATTTCGGCATCGCCTTGCGTCACGGTTCTGCGCTGCTCAAGCATCTTCGTCAAACGCTTAAAACAAGCGCGAGATTGGCCGCTGATCCCTTTCGGATATTTCGGTCGGCCAGCTGGCACATCTGAGTCCGGGAGAACGTACTGCGGGGTCGTGTGCTGGAGTTTGTGGTCTTCGAGTGATTTACGATCTCGCATTCTCATCGTCCTCTTGCTGCTGTTTACCGAACGTCAAGCCATTCTTCGTGTGCTCGTGCCATAGGTCGAGCGCAAGCCTGACTTGGAAAGACTGCGACACTCCGTAAAGCGCTTGGCGCTCTTCCAGCGTGCGGGCTTGCGCAGCGCTGAGACTGAATGTCTTATTCCTCATATCTGCCCTCATAGTTCTCACAGAACTGTGATGGGTGCGACCTAGGCGCTCTGGGAATGGGATCTAAGTGGCTGCAATGTCCGACTAAATGTCGGCTGTGGGCTGGCTGTGGTAACTCACCTATTACTGGAATGCGTCGGAAACTCCCGCGACCTGAATCAGGTGTACGCGTCCTTTGTTGTGCAACACACCTCAGCATCGCAGGAATTACATTCGCGACCGCCATATCCCCTTCCTAGGCAATGACATGGAATGGACGTGCTGGCGGGCGTCGGGGCTCGCGTGTTGGGCAGGGTGTCTGTGAGTGCTGAGACTGCATGGAATGCAGCTAGGTTGATTCCTATTGCAACCAACCGATAGGGATTTACATGATCTGATTAGTGTTTGTGGGGTGATCTGATGTGCTCTGCGCCTTGTTGTGCTCCGCCGACGCTAGGATCCTACGTTCAGATTGTGAAGTGCTGCGAGTGCTGCGGCCAAGACACGCGCCTCTCTCTTGATACGGAAGGTCTCATTCCTCGCCTGAGTCGCCTTGCGGATGTGCTCTTCAGATAGTTTGCGACCACGCCGAAACTCACTCAGCTTGCGACGGGTCTTCGAAGAGACGATGTGACCGCGCCGAGACTCACTCATCTTGTGTCGAGTCTCCTCAGATAGTTTGTAACCATGCGTCTTCTCCGATACCACGCGAGCGCGACCACGCTTTGTTTCACTCATCTTACGGCGTGCCTCTGGGCTGCTTATTGCAGCGATCCAGTTTGGATTCGCCTTACTGCGTAGTTCTCGCACGGCAACGCCGAGCAATCTGTGCGCATGTGCATGGAGAGGCAAGTAAAGCGTGATAAGGTTGTCAGGATCGTATCTGTACTCAGGGAACTGCTTCTTCGGGCAGATGTGATGCTCGTGCGTCTCCCCTGCCCTCGGTTCAGGCTCAAACTGACGGCACAAGTCCATGAAGGCGTTGTAGACAACCAGAGGCGCTGTTGGATATCGGCGTTGCAGTTCAGTTTGTGGATTCATGGGAGTTCGAAGGTAATGGAAGATACTCTCAGTGCTTTACGATATTCTTCTCTGGTTAGTTTCACTTCGAACCGCACTGGCTTCTCGCTCAGTGTCACGCTGTCGAAATTGCGATTGAGGAACTCAACAAGGTCGGCATCGCAGAAGGTCACAAAGGCTGTTGCGGATGTTTGATTAGGTTTAATGCGGATTGTCTGGGGATCAGAGTACAGCCCAACTTGCGCCCAGATTAGGTCTGAGACCTGTTGGGAAGTTGAGTCAATAGGCAACTCATGAATGACGGTGCTAAGTGTGCGGACTTCACGCTCAGGCATGACGTTCTCTCCTGCGTTCGTCTTTATCGTATGGATCGCGCATCTTAGCGAGCGCGGATTCCGCATCGAATTCGAGGTCAACCTTGATAGCGTGATTGCATCCAAGAGCATGAGCACGCTGCTGCTCAGGTGTTTCCGCAAGGAACACGCGCAGAGTTCGGCCAGTCTGCTCAGACACATCCATGACTGCGAATCTTCCGGTGCCGATGATCGGGGCGTTAGTCCATCTGCGACGCGCAATGTCGTGATAATTCTTCATGATTTGGTCTGCTCTGCCTTCTGTAGTGCAGCCTGTACGGCGCGACGTATGAATTCGTTGACGGAGCAGCCTGTACGTTGGCGCTCAGCTTTGAGCGCTTCAACGGTCGTCTTCTCGAAGTGAACGAGGATCGGCTGCATAGGGATATATACCCGTATATCTCTACAGCCAAATTGTGACAGTCTCTAAGGCAGGGACAGCTATTCCTTATTCAGGCGCTGGCGCAGAGCACGCCGCCTTGCTCTGTCAGCTAATTCTGCATCTGATGGCAATCGCCTTTGATCTTGATCTTTGGAAGAAGCCACACGCACCACGCCTTGTGTATGTACTTCATGTTTTAGTGAATCTACTTCCAATGAATCTACTTCTGGCACCTCCACAGGTGCTACCCGGCGCACCTCCACAGGTGCTACCTGGCTGGGGGGTAGTGCCTCCATAGGTGCTACCCGGCGCTGAACAT